ATATTTATTCGTTCTTTAAGGTGATTCAATGTATGATTATTACATTGTAAGTCATCTGATATATCAAACAACTTCATAGAAGTTTTACCTTCAGTTTTTCTTAGACCTCTACCAATAGATTGTAGATTTCTGATTCTTGATTTGGAAGGACTTGCAAAGACTACATTATCTATTTTCTTAATGTTTACTCCAGTTGAAAATGTTCCATATGATGCAAGTATAACATTGTTTTTCTTTTTAGAGTTCTCAACAATCTCTCTGACTGATTCTCTATCTTCAGTATCAGTTGCACCATGCACATAATGTAAAGTCCCATTCATTCTACTGACCATAGGATTGAATAACTCCCATAGTGGTTGACCATGTTTTTCTATGTATTGAAATAGTACTAATGTATTTCCTCTAAGAGACCCCACTAGATTCGTTATAAAAAGGTTTCTTTGTTCATTTGATACTAGGTAGTCCATTTCGTCTTGATAAGACATTTTTTTCTGTTTAGTATGACGAAGTATGATACAATCTATTGATAAATTTGCAATTGTTCCATCTTCCATAAGTTGTTTTGAAGATATAACTTTTTTGACAGGCCCGAATAAACCTTCCAGTTGCAATCTATGAACTTCTGAACCGTCTAATGTTCCAGTAGTTCCAATACGAATTGCAGTAGTTTTCATTTTTTCTAAAATAGTTTTTAGAGTTTGTGCTTTAAATAAATGTGCTTCGTCTCCTATTACAACATCAAAAGACTGTAGCACTTCTTTAGGTGCTTTTGCAAAACTCTGCCATGTTGTGACTGTAATGGGTGCATCAAAAACTTCTTGACCGTGATATATTTTACAAACTGGTTCCTTATAACCATAATCAATAAAATCTTTTGTCATTTGTTCTACTAGTGATGTTGTGGGAACTATGACTACTGTTTTACTATCATAATATCTTGCGAGTAAGTATATAATTAATGACTTACCACTTGCAGTTGGTGAAAGTAATAGTTGTCTTCCATATTGAATTGCAGTATTGAATGCTTCTATCTGATAATCTCTAGGTTCAAAAGGAAGTTTTAAATCTGTTAACCATGATTGACTAACTTTTTCTCTTTGTTTGTTTCCAAGAACTTCAGAAACCCCTTCAAATCCATAACCCCTTTCCCTACAAAATTCATCTACATAAGGAAGTAGACCTATATAAATCTTATGAGTTTTAATTGAGAATAGACGAACCTTACCGTCCCACATACGATTTTTGTATGAAGGCATAAACTTTGCATTAGGAACTGTAAATGAAAAGAACTCAAACAAGTCTCTTGCAAGGCCATCATCACAATGAACCTTCATAAAAACTTCGTCTATCTTAGAAACTTTTACTATATCAGACATATTGATTTCCTACACACCAACCAACTAAGGATATACGAGTTCCTCTTAACACTGGGGTCACTTGATGATATAGGAATGAGGGAAATACAATCATACTCCCCTTCTCTTTTGAAGAAAATGGAACTGTTCTAACAGAATTATGTAAGTCCACCTTTAAATCTGATGTAAGATTGTTGAACTCATTTTGTGGTTCTAACCACTGAAAATGTCCACCTTCATATTCATCAGGGTCTGTCAATTGAATCGTAAAACTTAACTTACGGTGCATTCCATTATCATAAAGTTCAGGCCCTGCATCAGTGTGCCATGTGTAGAAGTCACCTTTCTTATTTTGTTGTTCTTGATAAATTGTATACTGAAGATTTTCTATATAATTGTAATCATGTTTCCAACCACAAACATCTTTGGCTTGATTTAAACCTTCGTGTATTTTATGCATAAGTGAAAACTGGTCATTATGAAACCACTTTACAGTAGACCTTCTAATAGAATCATTTATGTTTGAATCTATATTATCATCTACATCATCATCATTTGTATTCTGTCCAACTCTTCCACTGTCAACAGGTAATGTATTAGCGTATGTGTGAAATTTTTGAACTTCAGATTCAGTAAAGAAATTTGGCAATTCGCAGATATAATTTTCTAATATCATTCTAACTTCCTGCCATGAACTTTCTCCAATCGATTGTATTTTTAATCGTTTGGTGTCTCCAAGTGATATTCTGCATACACTCTTTAAGAAAGTCTATAGTGACTTTTAAATATTCTATTTTTGCTTTTGCTTTTTGTAAATCTTCATCTGAGTTAAAGAATAATTGCATATCATTCTTCATAACTTTTAACCCGTCAAATGGGTCATGTTTCCAACCAAGTTCATTAATTCTATCTTCGTCCATTTTTCCATTAAACCACAACCATTTATCTTTAAGTAAAATGTTATACTTAAATTCATGTTGTTTCATTAATAGAATCTTACTAGATAGTAAGTCTTGATATTTTGCATGTAGTTTAGGAACTTCTAAAGAAGATTTATCTAATTCTATATCATCTATGATACAGTCTTTTTCCCACAATTGTTTGATTTCATCTAAGGTCATAATATACTATTATACCACTAAAAGTGATATTTAACTAGTGGTATTTATATCAAAATAAGTAAATCTAAATTCTGCAGTACAGGTCACAGCTTCTGCATCTGAACCCGACTTCAATTCTATTTCACCCAACCCTGTAGGGAAACAGTCATAGAATTTAAAGAATTTATTTGGTAAGTTTTTATTAGTGTTAGTCACTAATGTAATTTGTGAATACTGAATTAAATCGGAATTTATACTTGCTAATTCACCAGTTGAAAGTGTATTGGTATCAACATAATCTTTGTAGTCCTTACTATCTGATATAGGAACGATTGCATTCATCCAGTCATACATTTCTTTGTAGTTTTCTAAGTCTTCATCAACTAGGAATGTGACACTTAGATTACCGAATGTGACTTTATCGCCAGGGAAGAATGCATCTATACCAACTCTTGAAGGCATAACAGTTTCTAAAAATACCATACTAGGTATATTTACAGATTGGACATAGTACTCAACAGTAGGAACTTTATCTATAAGTAATCTAAAGTTATTATTGTTAAGTAAAGATTTATTTATATCAACCATTTATTTTCATTACTCTCTTGTTTGTTGAAGTATCTTGATAATCATTTTCTCTATATTCTCTAGTGACCACCTCTTCACAAAGGTATCCGTCTTTCTCATATAGTGTAGTGATTCGTCTACTGATAATTCCTTTAGTTGTTTCTTCACCGTTTGGAAATGCTTTATCTGCCCAAGGGCCGTCTAAAACTCTCACTGTTCTTTCATAATCTGTCATAGTTGTTCTCTTATTAAAGGGGGTGAAACATTCCACCCCACAATACTATTTATAGTTATTTCTCAGTCACAAATTCATTAAGTTGTCTTGCAACTCTAATAACCTCTTCACCAGTGATTTCTCTTAGTGGTAAAGGTTTCTTATCATTTGGGAATGAATCGTTGTGTGCATAAATGCTATCAACTTCCCTTTGATAATTAGAGGTCAAAAGACCTTCTGCTTGTGATAATAAGTCGGCTCTGATTTCGAACCCTGATTTTGAATTACTCATATTTTTCTCCTGTGTGTGTATGTGTAATGTACTGTATTGTACCTTGTATTTATAGTGCTTGACAATGCATATATATTTTTAGTATACTAATAAAGTAGGAAATCGAGACGGAAGTAAGATGGTTGTGAGAGGTTGTTCCGTATAGAAAAGGTGTTCCACACTGTTAAAGTCAATTAAGACGTGGCATATAATCGTGAAGTGTGGATAGAATCCGAACAGAGAAACACTTGAAATTTTTGACGAATTGGGATTGTGTGGTAAACGAATTTCTTTATGGTCACTACCTATTGACCTAGATAAAATTGGGGTAAGGCCTCACTAGAAGGACACGGTGTAAAGAATAGGGTATTCCCTAGACATTGAACGATTGAAGTCACTAAACAAAAAAAAGGGGTCAAAAAGACCCCTTTTAAATGAACTACTAAAATTCTTATAGAATGTTAGAAACTGCCATTTTTCTGAAGTACTGGTTAGTACCTGCAGAAGCAAGACCGTTTGCAGGTGTAGTACCAACAAAAGGATTACTTACCATACCATATCTAGTTTTGAAACCGATTTTTGGTTGGAAAGTATTCTCACCAACTGCACGAACCATTTGTAATGGAACGTATGGGCAATAGAATAAACCAGCGTCATAAGGATTTGAACCTCTATAACCTACAGTCATGTAATCAGAAGAAGCATATGGGTCTATATAGACTTTAACTCTTCCGTTTAATGTACCAGCAAAAGTATTACCAGTATCATCAACATTTAATGTAGTGTTAAGAGCAGGTGTATAATCTAATACACCAGCCATTGATAATGCAGAAGCAACATCAGAAGAACATAGGATAAAGTTTCCTTTCCCTCTTCTTGTTTCTTTTGCGATTACATTAGCTTCTCTTTCTATTTGGAACAATAGTCCTTTGAACTTCTCAACAGACCATCTACCGTTAGCATCAACATCTAAGTTGAATGTACCAGCAGAAGCAGTAGCAGCCGCACCAGTTTTAGCCTGGTTGTTAACTCCTCTGATTACTTCTCTGTTGATTTCAGCAAGTATTTCTGATGAAAGAATATTTGCAAGTTCTGACTCAGCGTCAAGACCATGAATTGCTTTAAGGTCTTGTGCAAGTTCTAATGTGTATTCTGCTTTTAATGCTCTGGAAACTGCAGTCACGGTAGCTTTTTCAATTGAGAAACTCATTTCTGCGAAATGATTACCGGCAGCATCACCTAAAGCTTCTGCTTCAGCTGTTGTCATACCTGTTTCTGTTTGAGAAGCATATGAACCGTTAAACGGGTCGCCTGAATGGTCTGTACCTAGTGGGCCGTCGACATCCTGTGGGTTTGCAGAATAACCAGTTCTAGCTTCGTTATGTAAAGCTTCTGAATTAGCAGTTCTTGCAAGTGTAGGATAGTCGTTATATCTTGCTTTCATAGCAAAGATAAGACCTGTTGGGCCAGTCATTGGCTGAACACCACAAATGTCGTAAGCAACGAGATTTGGCATAGCACGTCTTACTAGGGAGATTAAAATCGGATCCCAGTTAGATATCGCACTTCCAGTAGCATTTAAAGGTGCTGCTTCGTCAAGAGTAGCTCTATCTTCTTTAAGAGCTTTTTCTTGGTTTTCTAAGATTACAGCAGTGACAGCCTTCTTGTAGTTATCCTCGATTTTTGGTAAATCGGAATGTTCTAGAATTGGACTCCACTTTTCTTGTAAGTTTTCTGATAAAAACATTTTATTTTTCCTTTAAATTAACCTAATGGTTTTAGTTTTGATAATGCGTTAGCATAAGTTGCAATTTCAGGTGCAAGTGTTGGTTCGTCTGATTCCTCAGAGATAACTCCTGTTCCTTCTTCAACAACTGTATCTTCAACTAGTTTCTCACCTTCTACAGGGAAGTATGCATTTTTAACTTCAGAAACTTTCTCAGCGAAATCTTCTGCGTCTTTAAAGTCTACTCCTTCTGCAAGAGAAACTAATTTCTCTGTTTGTGATTCGGTTAGGTCTTCACAGGCCTTCGTTATCACGTTTGCTCTTTTGAGTGTATCCAACTCTTCAGTGATGTCCATATTTCTATTTACTTCACCGTCAAGTTTTTGTTCCATCTCATCGAGACGATTTGCGAGTTCATCAATAACATTGTACTTATCTTCAGGGACATCAACATAGTGTTCTACGAACAATGTTTTTAATCCTTCGATAAAGTTCTCAGTCATTTCTGACCTCAAACCTCTTTCTATTGCAAGTTCGTTTTCTTTCGTCCACTCTTCTGCACAATATGTTAAGTATTTGTCAACACCTTCCGATAGGTCGGTTTTAACTTTCTCAACTGAGGTTTTTAATTCTTCTGAGTACTGAGACTCCAACTCTTCTTTAATCTCTGCAACTTTTGAAGTCACTGCAGCCTTAAAGATTGTTTTCGCCTTTTCAGCATTTTCTTCTGAAAGGTCTAAAGATTCTGAAATTTTAGATAGGTCGTCATCTATTTCGATTTCAACTAAAGAAGACTCAAGTTCTGTAGATACTTCTTCATCTACTTCTACTTCTACTTCTTCTTCAACTTCTTCGTCTTTCTTTTTAGACATTTTGCCATAAGTTTCTGCAACTTCTTCTTCAGTCATAGACTTTAAAGATTCTACTACTTTTCTAGCAACTTCTGCCTTTGTCAAACTCTCGTCAACTTCTTCTTCAGATATTGTTCCCAATATTGAAGAGATTTCTTCCTTAGTCATTTCCTTCATGTTGTTGACGATAGCCTTGATTGATTCCATTTTTGAAGATTTTACTTCGTCTTTTTTAGACTCTTCTTCATCTTCTGAAACTTTTTTCAATTTAGGTTGACTATCAGCTTTTCCAGCATTTTTCTGTTGAGCGTCACCACTGACTGACTTAACATTTTCTGCTTTCTTTACTGAGTCAACTGCTTTGTCAACAGGATTTTCTTCAGGTTTAACGACTTCAACTTTTCCTGACTCTATTGACTCAGCATCAGATGAACCTTGTTTGACTGGTTTAGTGTCGCCTTTTTCAGCACCGTCATGAGGTTGTTTTACCTCTTCGATACTTTCTAGGTTATTTTCTAACTCTGCCATTTTTTTCTCCTGTTTAGTTTCTAATTGAACTACTTAATTTATTTATATATTATAGGTTCTCAACGAACTTTTTCCAAAGGTTTAATTTGGTTTCTTCGAGTCGATTTAGAGATGCAGTCCTTAATTCTTTCTGCATTTTCTCCATTTCTACTGCCTTTAATATACCATTCTCCATCACCCATTCAACACCTTCCATGATTCCTTCAACGAAGGCCTCAGGTGCAGACGGGTCTGCAACGATATCACCTGCAGTTGCAAGTTGAAAATCGTCTTTCACGTATTGAGCACCACCTTTTTGTTCTAGTGAACCTAGTCCTCTTGATGAAACTCCAAGTTTTGCACCGTCATCAATCA